AGCGCAGCGCGGTCTATTGCGCTGTCCCAGCGGCGCCCTTCGGCTGCCTCGTCATCGCAGCGGTCGTCGTGGTCGCTCATTTCCAGCTCCTCTCGTCCCACTCCTTGCGCGTCTTGACGTAAGCCATGAGCGCTTGGTGTATTTCGTTGTTGGCCGCATCCATCGCCTTCTGGCTGGTCACGGCGAAGGCGAGGTCGGGCATCGCCGCAGCGAGCAGCGCGCACAGGCGGCGAGCCTCATTGCGCTCCTTGACCAGCTTGAGGATGGGCGACTGCAGCGTTGCCGCTTCGGCTGCCGCAGCAACCTCCTCGTTGTGTTCATCGACGGCGCCGTGGATCGCATCGACCAGCATCTCGGCGATCTGCTGCGCGTCCGGTTGCTTCTCGTAGGCGAGGTCAATCATGGTGACCTCCGATCTGGTCGATCAGCTCCAGCGCGAGGAAGCCGCCGACAACGATGAACGCCGTGGTGACGAACGTCGGGTCGGTGAGGTAGGAGAGGACTTCAAGGAGTGTCATATTAGTTGCCTCCTGTCGTGTTGCTCGCAATGAACTTTGCGAGTTGCTGCGAGGGAATCCGGCGCGTGCGTTGCCCAAGGGCAATCGACGGGAGCCGGCCGTCTAAGACCCACTTGCGGGCCGTGCTGTAGCTCACGCGCAGGGCGGTCGCCGCTTCGCGCATTGTGAGCAGTTGGTGAGGTGTGGTGCTCATTGGTAAGTCACCAACAAAACAAAGTTGGCGGGAGTTGGCAATAGTTATTTTTCTACCAAGTGTGAGCATGGGCAAAAGACCCCATTTGACATTGTTGGTAAGCAGACAGAGGATCTGGTTGTTAACCACACAAAGACATGAGCACCCAAACTAAACCCGCGCGCACCAAAACAACGCGCGGCATCTACCTTAACCTGGACGACCGCACCAAAGCGCGCGTCGAGAAACGAGCCGAGGCCAACAACCTCAAGCTCGGACCCTACTCGGCCATGGCGCTGCGGCACTACATGGACGCCGAGGAGGCGTTCGGCGGGCCGATCCCCGAGCAGTTCCGCGCCCAGCTCATCCGCAACGTGGCCGGATGGGCCAAGAAAATGCGGGAGATAACAGGCTAGGGGACAGGCATTTGCAACTATCTGCAAAAAAGATGGCGAAAAACTATTGACGGCAGCACCAAGACACACTAATTATTACCACGTTCAACCAACCACACATATGAACATCACAACCAAACAGCTAACCGTCAAACTCTCACACCGCAGCAATCCAGACATCGCTGGCGGATATTGGAACGAGCCAGAAGAAAGCGGCAAAACGCAAAACGTGCCTGTCAGCAGCTTTGCCGAAGCATCCAAGGTCTGCAGCGCATTCATTCGCCGCAACCAACTTGGCGGCGGCAACTGGACGGGCGGCAACATCTACGAGGGGCGCAAAAAGATTGCGCACGTCAGCTTCAATGGTCGCGTTTGGGACAATGATGGCAACGAGATCGTTGTTGACTAACATGAACCTCAAAAACCTGCACAACGTCTACCAAGACAATCTTGGTCGCGTGTTCGACGATACGCCCAAAGCAGTCTTCGCTGCCATCGCCGCGTCTGCCTACGAGCAAGGCGGCACGGCATGGGACGACATTGCCTCGCGCATCGCGCATGAATGGTGCTGCCTGTACGACAGCGGCGTCCTGCATAACCGCCCAACCAAGCACGTCCGCGAGGTCGCGCGCAAATCCGATCCGTTCCGAGAATGAACCGCATCAGCCCGCGCACGCTCTCCCTCATCGGCTTCGCCGCCAGTGAGTGGGCAGGGGAGCGCATCCACGGCAGCCGCCATCGTTCCCGCTACCGGCAGCTCATCGCCGCTGGCCTTGAGTTGCACACCAATGCTGATCTCTACGCCGCCGCACCGAAGCTCGAGGCTGCGCTGCGTCAGGTTCTGCATCACGCGAGGAGGGCGGTGCGATGACATTGCAGCGCTTCGACTACCTCGGCACCGGCTGCTGGCCCTTGGAGCCCTTCCGGTTCGCCGGCCGCAGCTTCACCGGCAGCGCCGTGCTTGGCCTGCGACGTGCCTACGGCGAGTGCCGATTGCGGAATGCATGCATTGCGCTGGACGTGTTGCCGTTTGACGAGCATCTGTCACAAATCGCCAGTTGGTGCCATGAAGACGACAACGTCCCTTATTAGACTCGCCGCGGCTGTTTTGCTCGCAGGCTGCGCCACGGCACCAGAGCCCAAGCCCGAGCCGCCGACCGCACCCAAGGCTCGCGCCATGGCCGTGCATAGCGTGCCGACCGGCATGATGGTCATGGTGGACGACGAGTGGGCGGGCATAACGCCATGCACGATCATGCTGCCCGCGGACAGCACCGGCGGATTTGAGGGGCCGCTGCTTACAATCATCAAGGCCGTGCCGGTAACCGGCGGTCTGCATGACACGAAGATCTGGTGGCCCGGGCAGCGGATACCTTCGAGGGTTGTCTTCAGCTTACCCTGGGCGCCGCCGCAGCCGGCAAAGAAGGCGGATCTTGTCGTGGCGCCGTAAAGCAAAACGACCGCGAGTTTCCCCGCGGCCGTCTGTAGGTCAGTCGAGCTTCAAGCCGAGCCACCGGAGCAGAACCTTGATCCAGCTCGGGTCATCCGGCCCGCCGACATAACCAATCCCGCCATAGGGACCGATGACGATCCCGAGCGGCGTTGCGTAGTCACGCATAAGCGCACCTCCTTTCCCTATACTTACTATACAGGGTATTGGGCCGGATGTCTTGTGACGTTAATGTTGCACGTCCCACACCGCAGCGACATCGACCTCGCGGTCGTAGACGGCGTACCAGGTCGAGGTTGTCGTCGGTGAAGAATGTCCGAGCATGTGCTGTGCCACGCTGATCTTCCCAGTCGCATTGAGGATGTCCGAGCCAGCTTGTCGCCGCAGCTCGTAGGCTGCCGTGCGCCGATCCGGCAAGAACTCCCGCACAAACGCATTGAAGATCCGGTCCATGAAATACTTCCGGCGGCTGGGCGTCTTGCCGTCCACCATGAAGTCATCTGCGGCGAGCAGCTCCGCAGCCATCCACTCGGGAATCGACATGGCGCGCCCCCGCTTGCTTCCGGTCTTCAGCGTCACGCCGTCGCGCTCAATGACCACCATGACGAACTTGTCGTTGCGCGCTTCGATCCACGCCTTGCGGCAGAGCGAGCATTCCTTCGGCGTCATTCCCAAGTAGCGAGTCAATAGGAAGGCTCTTCGTATCGCCGGCGACCGCTGCTTGCTTGCTGCGTCCATTGCCTCGAGCACCTTCGGGTCAATGCGCTCAAACGTAGGCGAGGGCGCCCGCATGCCCTTGGTCGTCTTGGCAAACTTCTCCAGTGACTCCGGCAGCGGGAAGCCCTCCCAGTCAAGCGCATGACAAAACACGGCGCGCGACGACACTAGCACGCCGCGCAGCGTGTAGACGCTGCCCTTCCACTCCGCGAGATACTTGGCCACCAGCGCCGGCGTCAGCACACTCAGCGGTTTTTCCCGCACCTGCTCATTCGTTCCGCCCAGCGTGGCCCGCAGCAGCCGCAACAGACGATTGACATTGCTCTGCTTGCTGCCGATCTTGCTCACCTTCAAATAATGGTCAATCGCCTCACCAATCGACTTCGACGTGGCCCGCTGCTGATGCGCTTGCAGCGCCGCCAAGCCCTCGCGTCCGGCATCGACCAGGATGCCCTTGGCCTTCTCCTTGGCCATGATCAAGTCGCGCAGTCCGGTGGAAATGCGAAGTCGCTTCTTGGTGTGCGGATGCCGGAACTCAAACTGCCACCGCGGCGAGTCGGTTGTTTGGTAGAGCTTGCCGGTCAGACCGGCCGCCGTGATCTTGTGCGTGGTGTCCATGCCGGAACCAATAGCACGGGCGTCAAACCCTGCCAAGGTGTCTGGCAAAATCTGGCGGGTAGTTTGACAAAAAATAGGCCAAACCAGATCAAGCCAGATTGCACCAGATCAAAACTTTTGCTCTGTTCATCAGAGAAAACGGGACTTCGGCTAGGTAGCTCAGTTGGCAGAGCAGAGGACTGAAAATGTCCCGACCTACTGTGTCCGATTGCCGCTCTGGCGCAGAGTCTGGCAAAAAGAAAGGGCCAGCCGTAGCTGACCCTTAGTCTCTTTCTGGACGTGCCAGATGAGCTATTAGATTAGCGGCGCGCTTTGCCTTGGGCCATAATCAAGTCACCTGCTTAGGGCTTGTCCAAGGCTTCGCATCGCGCGCGACACGTTGGGTCTTCCTTTCGGAACGCTAAGAAAACTATACGCAATTCGCCGTAGACTGTCAACGGCATTTGCGCCTATTGAATACCTAGGTTGCGCAGTTCGTCGGGCGACAGGGACAGCAGCTCGTCGTAGGCCCTCAAGAAACCGCCGCTAAGCCGAACTCCTCCTCCAGCATCTCCTTGACTCCCTGCACCTGCGCCAGCGTCACCTTGTCTGGCCCGCCGCTTCGACTGATTGCGTTTGTTAGAAGTCGATTTACTACGGCTTCTTGCGTCTCGGACAATTGGTCTAGCTTCTCCCCGAAAACTCTGTCCACCTTGCTCAGCAAGTTCTCGTAGGCTTTTTGTTCTGAGTTCATTATTTCCCCTCCATTTCATTAGGACGATCTCTGGCAGGCCGAGGCGTTCGTCCCAACCAATAGACTTCCAGTATTTCTTCAAATCTGCAAGCTCTGTTTTGCTGTAAAACTGTGGGTCAAACGGCAGCGACCCAGTGCTCTGAAATCCGTAAGCCTCGTAAAGCGATGGAAGCATGCCGTTGGGGTATTTCTCCGACTTCACCGCAAAGCAATCCAGCGCCGTCACGCCCTCCTGCAGCGCTTTCACAACAATAGCGTCAGCCATGCCGCCGGTTCTGCGCTCGTTGTTAAGCACCAGAGACAGCGTTTTTTCGTTCGGGCCGAAGCCAAATGCTGTGGGGTTTTGCCCATAGGCTGAGGCCGGGTCGCCCTGCTTGATGCCAAAGAACACCTGGGCGTCACCGAGCTGGTAAATAGACATCGCTCTAGTCTCGAGCTTTTCCTGTAGGCCCTTCAGCGTGTATCTATCCAGCGCCAGCTTTGCGGGCGATGCGTTAAGCGCGTCAATGAACGCCGCGGGAGATACGCCGCCGGCCCTAACTGTTTGTTCGGTTGAGCGCCACTTACCGTCCTTGGCCATGTTGATTAGCTGGGCGTGCCGCGGCGACTTGAACGACATGTATGGCGTGCCGGGAATGCGGGATGCAATTGTGTCGGTAATCTCCTGCACCGGCTTTGCCAAATCGAAGGCGCGGCGGTCGCCAAGCTCCGGCTTGCCCTCGGCGCGGCGCTTCGCGTAGAAGTCGTCGAAAATAGAGCTGATGTTAATTGGCCGCGCGAATCGGCCAATCACGCGCCCGCGCAGGGCATATTGATACGAAGGATGTTTAAGAGTTCCCTGCTCGCCGAGCTTCACAGCGGGAGCGCCTGGAGTAAGTTCAATGGCAAGAACGGCATCGCCAATGCGCAGGCCGTCGTATTGGTCGGACCTCATTTCATCCAAGATCCTCTGCACGTTAGCCGCGCCGAGATCCTGCGATTTTTTCGACTCAAGAATTTCGGCAATACGCGCGCGGCTCTTGGCTCCTTGAAATGGGAGCTTATTGACGTATTCCATGATGTTCGGCGACTCAATGCCCGGGAAATCCTCAATCTCCGCGCGGACCAAGTTGTCAAGCGTTGCCAAATTCTCGGGCGTTATCCGCCCGTCGCGTGCATAGGCCGCGTTTGTGGCAATCACCGCGGTTGCCGTCTCAGTATTGCTGACGTGCGCGTTCTTATCCATTGCCGCAATCAGCATGATGGCGCCCTCGTTGGCCCTACGCGCCTTGATGGCGGAAACGCCGGCGCCTTGGTTTGACCACACGTTGGTCTCCTCGCCAACCTTCTCAGCCTGCAGCAGCGGCCACTCCGGTCCGCCGTGCGTTTCAATCGGCACGGCAATCTCGCTTGAGTCAATGCCGCGGTAAATCTTGCCGGCGCTAGTGAGGTCAGCAAACGCGGCGAATACCTTGCGACCCTTGAGATCCTTTAGCGTAATGACCGGCGCGTCTTGCAGCGTTCTCCACACTGGGCCGCCCTCGTCGCCCACGACAGCATCCGGCATAAATTGTGCCTGCGCCCGATACATGCCCTCATGCGTTGTCTCGATGCCCTTCGACTTGTCCCAAAGCCAGTGGTGCATAACGTGCGACCACACCTCCGGGCTAATGTCTGCCCCGCCCGGAACCTCATCGCGCAACGCATTGATGCGCTGATCGATGCGTCGGAACATCTCTTGGCTAACGCGCCGGTCGCTTATTGACTCCTTGACGCTGCGCGCCAGCGTTGCCTTGCGCGTGTTTAGCTTGCCGATGTCGGCCTTGCCGGTCAGCCAGAAGTTGATCTCGACCGCATCAATGGTCGGCACGTCGCCGATGCCGAGCAGGTGCGCGATGAATCCCTTCTTGCCCGTCTTGATGCCGCGGAGCTGCTGCACTGCATCCATCACCTTGACGGTGTCCGCGCGGCTGGCGTTTAAGTCGGCCAGCACCTTGTCCGTCGTGCGAATGTTGTCGGGATTAAACGCGCCGAGGTTGTTGAAGCGGTCATCGCCGTATGCCTTGCGAATGGCGACCAGCTCCTTCCAGTCGTCTGGGCTAAAGCGGCCGGCCTCAAAGTTATTGAGCGCCCGCTGGCCAGCGTTGGTTCCGAGCCAATACGCTGCAGCCTCCTCGGGACGAATTGCCGCGCGGCCCTGCTTGTCGGCCGTTGTGAAATCTTTGGACGGACGAAACTTGATGCCGTCCTTGGCCACGTTGTTGGCGATGACCTCGACCGCGCGCGCGCCGGAGCCTTGGGACGCCACGGTCATCACATACGCCTTCATCACGTCGCGGCGCGTCATCTGGCCGTTGGCTAACTTCTGGCGCTGGTCGGTAATGAACTGCGCAACCGGCCTAAGATATTCTGGGAACCCGCCGACAACATCCGCAGCAACCTTTGTCGGGATAAATTGCGACCGCTTGAGCTGCTCAAATGTCTCCGCAGCTTTTGACTGCACCTCAGCATCCGGCATCGCCTGCCCACGCCTCTGCAGCGCCCGCTGCAACTGCGGATCTTCCTGCCGCACGCCGCGGCGCTCCAGCTCTGCGCTGATCGCCTCGTTGCGCCGGAGCAGCTCGCGGGTCTGCGCGGCGCCGCCACGCACCGGACGGCCCTCACGCATGCCCAGGGTGGACAGCCCGAGGTAGCCTTGGTTCTCCTCGTATTGGCGTTGGAGTTGGTCGGTGGGAACGGACTCAAGGGAGTCCGGCATGGCTTGGGCGCGCGGGGCGGCTGCGCGCGGCGGCTGACCAACATTCTCCAGCGCCGCATTGAGCTTCTTCCGCTGGGACGCTGTCGGCTTCTCGGCGCGGTAAAACGCCTTGGCTAAATCATCGCCGACTATCTGCGGGTTGGTGCGGGCGAAGTCCACAAAGCTCTGCACAACATCCTGCATGTCGTAGTCAGTCCTGCCGGTGTCACGCGCGTTCGCCCATGACTCCACGTCATCAAGCAGGCTTTCAGTATAGGCGTCCCACTGCTCCGGCATCCCATCACCCCTACCAGAAATCGCCACATCCGGCATCCCCTGAGCCTCCCGCGGGATCTGCTGGGGCATGCGGTTGTTGTTGATCTTGTCGTAGTCGAAGAAGTAGCCGGTGCGGCCGCTCGGCTGGGCATCGTTGAGGCGGTCGATGCGCCAAGTGCGGATGCTGCCCTTGGGATTCAGTTCGGCGTAGAGTGGGTTGGCGGCGCGCTGCACGGCGGTGCCGGTGCCGATGAGTCCGTTCAGCGTGTCGCGCTTCTGCTGTCCGATGGTCGCCTCTCCGGGCATTCCGTTGCGGTGGTTGGCGAGGTAGGTCTTCAAGTCGGCCTCCACCTGCTTCATGTCGTTGTTGAAGATGCCCAGCTCGCCCTTGTTGATCGCCTTCATGGCAGACGCGCGGAAGGCGTTGAGGTCGAGCGACGCTGCGAGCAAATGGTTCTGCTTGGTCACCTGCCAGCCGAAAGGCACGGTCTCGCGCTGGATGGCACGCACGGCGCCCATGTTGGTGATGCGGTAGCGTCCGCTCGATCCAGTGCCGATGGCGTTGTAGTCGATGTTCCAGCTTCCACCCTCGGCGCGGCTGGCTTCCATGCCGCGGGCAAACTGGCGGACGTGCTGCGGGAATTGCGTGAAGAGGTCAAACTGCGGCGGCAGCACCGGCCCGCCAATGACCTCGCGTCCGTTGACCTTGCGCTTGCCAAACTCGGTTGAGTTGACCGGCACAAACTTCTTCGCATCGTAGAGCGTCTTGATCTGCGCTGCGCGGTTGGCCTCGGCGGCATTGATGATCGGCTGCGGCTTGTAGGCGTAGGTGCCGTCTGGCTTTTGGAACAGAAAGTCGTTCTCCAACACGCCGCGGCCCTCGTCCCGCAGTTTGACGTGCGTGCTGCGCGCCATGTCCTCCGGGCGGCTGCTGCGCGCCAGCTCTACGCCGCGGGGCGTTGCGCTGCCAGCCTCCTCAAGGCCGACCAAATACTGATCGTAGGCGCGGACGTATTCCTTCACCCGCTTTTGCATGATGCGGTCTTGGAAGAGCGGGTTGTCGCGGAAGAGGACGGACGGATTGTCCAGCATCTTGCCGGTGCCGCCGTCCAAACGCACACCCATCATCTCCAGCACACGCCCGCCGGTCGCCAGCATAGACTCGGCGAGGCGAGGGAAGGCGGCATCGCGGCGGATGGCGCGGAAGTCAATGGCCGGCGCCTCGCTGGCAAATGTCTCGGCGATGATCTCGTCGCGCGCCCAGTCCAGGGCATCTTCGCTACGCTCAATGCTGCGCTGCGACAGCTCCTCGTAGCGCTCGTTAATCAGCCTCTCGCGCTCGCTCGGCTCCAGCTTGCGCGCCTTGGAAATGTCTGCCGCCGACTTGTTGCCGCTCTCAAGGTCGCGGAACTCCTGCTCGGTCAGCACCTGTGGCAGCTCGCCGGTTGTGCCATTGTTGATGTCCGCGTCAACCAAGCGCCCAACATACTCGCGTCCGCGCGCGGTCACGCCGTCCGGTCCATATTGCTGGTTAACCAAGTTGCGCAGGTCATTGCGCGGCTGCCCATCAAGGACGTTGCTTGTCAGGATGGCGTGGCCAATCTCATGCGGAGCAATGGCGTCCACGCCACCAGCCGACTTGCGTGCGTCGAGGTTGATGAAAACCCGGGCGCGTCCGTTGGCGTCCTTCTCAAGGAAGAGTCCTGCGGCCAGCTCGCCGCCGGTCGCCGACACGTCCTTGTTCATCCGGTATTCGTCCGCCTTGAGAGGAACAAAATCCACCTTGCCTGCCAGCACACCTTGCATGGCCGCCATGCGGTCCAGCGAGGCGTGAGGCAGCGCAGAAAACGCATCCACATTGCCGCCCACCGCATACACGTCAGCCATCATGCGGGCGATGTCCGCGTCAGCTTCCGTAGCTCCGCGGCGAGCCACACTGCCAGCGACTCCGGCCACACCGCCCAAGGCCATGATGCCGCCCAGCACCTCACCGGCGCGCTCGGCATCCGGCTGCAATGCAGCAAAGGGTGCTCCGGTAATGCCAGCAGCCACCGCTCCGCTCGTCACATCGTCAGCCAGACGGGCCGCTGTGGTCGCACCAGCGCGGTCGGCAAAGCGTGCCACACGGCGCAGCGCCTCTGGATTGCCAGCATCCTGCGCTACGCGCTTAAGTGTGCTGTCAGTGCCGTCAACGTAGCCTGTAAAGTATTTCCGGTAGCGCTCAGGGATCGCCGTCATGCGCGACAAGTCAGCCGCCGCCTCCGCTCGCGCCGTGCCGATGCCGCCAACACCCGCCTCGCGGATGATGGTCGCAGCGCCTCCGGCCGCCGCTCCGGTCTTGCGGATGATTGCACCGCCATAACGCAGCCCTGGCAGCACGCTGCCGATGGCCGTGACTGCCGCGGTAACATTGCCGCCGCCGCCCGCTGCGTCCGCATAGACTGCTGCACCGGCCACACCGGCACCAAGCGCTGCCTGCTGTTTTGCGGTCAGCCCGGTGATGTCCTGCACTCGGCTGCTGATGCCGAACTCTGCGCGCTCGGCGAGGTCTGCTGTGGCATCGGCCACGCGCTCCAGTCCTCGAAGTGGGGCGCCGGCGAGTGTTGCTGTACGGCGAAGCACGCGCAGCTTGCTCAACGCGCCCGCACCGACCGGGATCAAATTGACCGGATCAACAACCATGGAGCCGATCATCGACAGCGTCTCCGCAGGCTGCTCGTCGGTAATCTGGTAAGCCTCCTTGGTCGCCGCCGGCGCGCTCACCCTGCTGGCACCAATCTGAAAGTCAGTGACTCCCGCAAACTCCTGCTCCAACGCCTTCTCCCGCTGGTAGCGCTCGTAAGCCTTGTCGAAATCCTCTTCTTCTTCCACCGGCGTCGGCTCCATCGCATCCGCCTCGCTGGCCGCCGCGGCAATAATGTTCGCGTCCCGCAGCTCATCGCCGGTCAGTTTGCCTTCCTGCTCGAGGCGCTTGGCCAATGCCTGCTGCTTTAGTCCGCGGCGCTTCGCCCAGGTTGCCGTGTCATTGGCTTTGTTGCCGACCCAGTCGAAGAGCTGCACCATGTTGATGCCAGCCTTGCGGACGATCTCCGCGCCGGTCTGCAAATTGCGTTCAGCTTGGCGCAGCGGATCTTTGACGCCCGTGATCAGCGCATCGGTGATCTCATTGGCCGCCTGCGGCAGCATGCCAATCATGGCTGCGGCACCTTGGCCTACACCATCAATGAAGCGTCCGACCTCGTTGTTCTCCTCCTTGCGTCGCGTCCAATACTGCCGGAACTCCTCCTGCGGCATGATGTAGTCCACGCGGCGGTAGTTCTCCTCCTCGAGCTGGTTCAGCTCATAGTCTGTCATCGGCTCCGGCTCCGCGGGCGCCTCGGGCGGCAGGGCAATGCCACGCTCGCGGGCAAACGGCGTAGAGGCCAGCGCTGGCAGCGCATCAAGCTGCTGGTCGGTGAATCCCTGCGCCGGAGCAGGGGATGCGGCAAGGCGATCCACCAGTCCGGTGGTGATCTCCGGCTGTCCCTGCTGCGCTTCCAGCTCGGCGAGCTGCTCGTCGGTTAATCCGTCTAGCGAACTTGGTACCATCTTCCGTCAGCTCCTTTTTCGTAGGTTGTTCCTGCTACTGTTTTACGCTGACGCGGGGCCGCGCTTTGGGCGGCCGGCGTTGATGGGGAATCTTGGGGTTGGATCTTGGCGGTGGCGCGCTCCTTGGCGGAACGCACGATCGATTGAAACTCATTGACGCCCTGCAGGAATGCCTCCTCGCTCTGCCGCGGATTCATCCGCGCCATCGCCTCGGTCGCCTTGCGTCCTTCCACCTCGGTGATCTGGCCGCCGCCCTTGAGCGTTTCAAACGCCTGCAAGAATTGCTGTCCGCCGATCTGGTCAAGCAGCACTTGGAAGTCCGCCGGCGCCGTGCCGGGAACCTTCGGCAAGATGCTGCTCTTGCCCGTGGCGTATTGCCGCCCAGGGTGTGTTTTGGTCTTTTCCAGTAAGTCATCCATGTAGGACGCCGTCTCAAAGGTCTTGCGCATCGCCTTCATGCGGTTTTCCTCCAGCACATCCGCCTCGGTCTTCAGCTTGCGCGTCTGCTCTTGGCGAACTGGGTCAGCCTGCATCATGGCCACCTTGCGGTCTTGCTCCATGCGTGACTTTTGCTGACTGAGGATAAACTCGGCAGCGCCTTGGGGAGTAAACTGAATGCCGCGCTTGATGGCGCGAAGAAGTTCCTTTTGCTCGTCGGGCAGCGCATCGAAGTCTTCGGGGCTTTGCACGCGCAGCGAACCGAAGTCAAAAGACATCCCGGTCGCCGGGACTTCCATTGCCGCCGCATCGTTGAGAATTTCTTCCGGCGCCGACAGATCGTCTTCGTAGGCTGGGACGCCGTTCATATCGGTCACACCAGCCTCGAGCTGGGCAAGCGACATGCCGTTGTCCATGACAGGGAGAGGCTCCTCGTCTTGGTAGTATGGAGGCTGTTGGTTGCGTGGAGGCATATTAGCGGTCTTTGACGTAGTCGAGATTCACGTTTGGCGGGACGCCCATAGTTCCTTGGCCAGCGGCAACCCTGCCTTGTGCGGCAGCGGCTTCGCGCACCCTAGGCATTGCTGCAGTCAGCGACTGCTGGTTCTCCCGAATCCCAGCGCTGCGTTGAGCCATAAGCGCATTGCTTGCTGGTCCAAGAAGCTGGCTAACAGTGCGCCCATAGTTTGCCTTGTCCCTGTCTCTTTTTAGGCTGTTGTACTCCTGCAGGACCGCGTCGCCTTGTTGCCCAAAGGCTGGCGCAACAAACTTGAGTAGCTGGCCATAGATGCGCGCGTCGCTTTTGTCCTGCTCCTTCTGCTTATAAGCCTCAGCGAATGTATTCATCATCCCGCCCATGTCTTGGCCGAATTGCGCCAGCATCTGCGCGTTAATCTGCGCTGCCTGCGCTGAACCGGCGCCCAGTATTTCGCCGCTGCGGTCCTGCACTCCTCCTGCGTTGTATGCAAACATAGTTTTGTTCTCCTTGGTTGGTTAAATGATCTTGAACCACTTTGCGGCTGGTCCCATCAGGGCGCCGAGGGCGAGTTCTTTGCCGTCATACTTGCCGCTGGCCACTGTGCCGATGGGGTCCATCATCAGCGCACCACCCGCGCCGCCGAAACTGTCGCCGGTGTTAATAAGCCAGCGTGTCGTCGGTTCCATCACCGGATGCGCTGCGGTCACGGCAGGACCGGCCATGCTGCCAAGTCCATAGTAACCCATCACGCCACCGAGCACGGCGCCGCCGACTTCGGCGCGATTGTCTCGATATTTAGTGCCAAAGCCGTCGCGCTTGTTGCTCATGTTCGGGTCGTTTTGGTAATTCATGTGGCCCGCCGCCGCACCGGCCATGGCACCGCTGGCCGCGCCGCCCCAGCTTCCGCCGCCGCCCATTTTGCCGCCACCATCCTTCCCGCCACCCATGAACCCTTTAGCAATTCCGGCCATGCCGCCCATGTCCATTCCGCCGCCTTGGCCTTGGCTTGGCGACTGCTGGCGACTTGATGCCACAACGCCCCAAGGAGAAACACCGGTTTGGTAAGCACCAAAAAGCTGCCGCGCACGCTCAGGCGATAGCTGCGTTCCTGACGAAAACCCGTTGTCTTGCAGGTAGGTGTCGAAGCTCATGCGTTAGCCCTTAAATCCAGATCCTACGGTGTATCCTTTTGAAAACATTGCGTCTTGCTGGGAGGCCAGCGCCGTTGCCAATGCCTGTCCGATAACCTGCGGCTTGATGGCTAGGCGCTTCTTGCCTTGGTAGTTCACTTCCTCAACAGCCTCTGGAAGCACCTTTTGCACCTCTTGAGCCATGAAGCCTGTGTGCTTGGGCGCATCACTGCTCTCGCCTTTGAAGCGATATTCGTAGGTCTTGAGGCCAAGCACGCCGTCTTCGCCGGTCTGCTTGATGTCTTTCTTGAGCCGCTTATCGGACAGGGTTCCTCCGCCTGAAAAATAACCTCCGGCGAGCGAGCCTAATCCCTGTGCCAATCCGCCGAACATGCCCATCGTTCCAGCGTTCGTGCTGGCGCGACCGGTAATGTTGGCTGCTTGGATTGCGGCATTGTTGTTCTGCCAGTTGTTATACATCCCGGCCTGCATATTCCGGTTGAAGGATTCCACGTTGCCCGCCTGGTTCACGGCATTGTTGAACGTATTGCCGATCAGCTGCGTGCCTTGTCCCATGGTCGCTTGGCCCAGGCCGAAAGCCGGGTTGAGTCCGCGGGCGAAGGGGTCGAGGGCGCCGTAGCCTTCGGCCAGGGTGATCCGCCGGCCACGGCGGGCCAGGTCGAGCTGGTTGGCACCGAGGGCGAATTGACGCCGCTGGTCGAGTCGCTGCTGCGCCATGGAGTCGCGGTTAAGAATCTCCGCGGCGGCCGATCCGGCGCTGGTGCCCAGACCGCGGGCGGCGAAGGCGCCGCGGGCGGATTGCTGTGCCGCACGTTCCTGCTCCGGCGAGAGGGAACGTCCGAGCATCAGTTCCTCTTGAGCCTGACGCTGTATCTCCGCCTCGATGGCGCTGGGGGCGCTGGCCGCTTGCAGCTCCTGGTCCATCACGCCCCGGGTCCGGGCGAGGTATTGATTATCCAACTCCCCGGCCACCTGGCGGGCCGTGCCGAGCTGCTGACCGATCATCTTCGGATACAGACGCTCGAGCGAACGCTCCTGCTCCTGCATCTGCTGGATGGCCGACCGCGTCGCCGCGGCATACATCTTGTCGTAGTCGATTGGTGCCGGTGACGCTGGTTGCGGCACGTTGTATGTGACGCTATTGCCGCCACCTCCAAAAATGCTCTTTACTACATCTCCCATATTATTTCCTCCTTGTTGCTTTTTCTAACTTATCCCATCGGTGAATCCTGATGCGCCCATCGCGGCCGCCACGAAACCATGACATGTATTGTTGCGGATACGGAAAGATCCGCATGGCCTCCTCGACTGGACTCTTACATCCCGCCGATGCGGCCAAAGTGACATGCCAGCAGTTAGGCGTGCCTGACTCAAAGTTTTGCTCCTCCGCGCTCCAGCAGCGTGCATGGCCCATGAGGAAAAACTCCGGTGAGTTCCACACATAGCCCGCCGACAGATGCTCGCCGACTGCTTCCCAGAAGTCTTGTGTCGAGTGCTCGTCCCACCAGTGTTTTGCCTTTTGCCATGGCAGCATTAGTGCAGATCGGTCCAAGCCGTGTTGGTGCGGACTTGGAGTTTGTTCGTTGATGAATTGTAAAGGACCAGACCAGCGGTCGGGCTGGTGATTGCGTCCCGCTGGGCGGTCGTCATCCGCGGCGGGAGGAATCCCTGCGTCGTGCTGGTCACATCGAGGGCCGCTTTGGCGTCCGGTGTGGCCGTGCCAAATCCCCCGGCACCGGTGGTCACGACATTCTGTGCCCCAAAATTCGGCGACACCTTGCTGCCCGCGATGGCGGCTGAGGCCGACACGTCGGCGTTGACGATGTTGCTGATGGTCGGCACGGCGGCCGAGTTCATCTTGGCGGGGGTGACGACTTCGCCGCTTACCCAACTATACCCTGCTGTGATTGTTGCCATATTATGCTGCTCCCTTCATGATTCCCGTATTGACCAGCGCCGTGCGGCTTGCGTCTTGAAGTGTTTTGATATTGGCCACGTCCGTGCGGATCTTGGCGAGCTGGGAGGCAATGGACGCCAAGGCGTTCTTCACCGCCGTCATGTCGGCGGTCAGCGAGGTGGTCGCATCAGCGGCCGGAGCCGTGATTGCGGCCAGCGTTGTGCTGACCGCTCCGCCCGTGCTGTCGGTAACGGCGTCCTGTGTTTGAGCTGCCGCTGCCGCTTGTCCTGCTGCGGCCGGCTGCACCACCGGTGTCACGTTCCAAAAGCCAATCTTCTGCCCCACCGCCGTGCCGATCTTGGTGCCGGTGCCGGTGTTGACCACAATGTCGTCCGCATCGCCCATGGTTAGGCTGCCGTTAAGCGTGGTTGCCCCGGCGACCGTCAGCGTGCTATCTAGCACCGCCGCGCCGGTCACATCCAGCGTGCCAGGCACGTCGATGTTGCTGGCCCACTCTACTCCGGTTCCGGCGGCGTCCGTCTGCAAAAGCTGCCGCGCCGCGCCATCGGCCAGCTTGCTCACGGCGATTTCGGCCGAGGCCGACACGTCGGCGTCTACGATTACGCCAGAACCAATCGCCGTGACGCCCGAGCTGTTGACCGTCACATCGCCTGTCAACGCGGTAGCCGTTGGCACATTGCTGGCATTGCCCAAAAGCACCTGACCGGCCGTAATGCTGGCCAGCTTGGTGTGCGCGATGGCCGCCGAGGCGTCGATCTCGGCATTGACGATATTGCTGATCGTGGCGCTATCGACCAGCGCATTGAGTTTGGCCGCCGTGACGGTTTCGCCCCCACTGAAAGTGTGTCCCTTGCTTAGTGTTGCCATAATTATTCGCTATGTCGTGTTTCCGTTTGCGGCATGCTGGGCATGGCCGCTTCCACGCCGACCGTGCGGATCTCCGGCCGCTCGGCAGTGGTTTCAAATTCAATTTCGCAGTAATGCGCCTTCGTGCGGATCGGCTGCTTCAGCGTGTAATCCTCAGCCAGACCGGACGTGTTGGTCATTCCCGGCACCAGTTCAATTTCCTTGTCAGGGTTAACCATCAAGGCGTTGACCTTGATTGATCCGGTATTCGGCAGAACTACGTCCGACATCACGCGCACGAATCGCTTGCTGCCCATCGTGCCGAATCCATAGCGCCGCGTCTTGAGGCGGCCGCCAACCGGCGTGAAGTAGTCAATGCCCAGCGTAGAATCCGGCGGATCATCTCCGCGCTCCACGTCTTCCAGCAGAAACAGCTTGCCGGTCAACGATGCGGCAAACAGACGGCGGCTAGTCGCATTGCGTTGGGCTACGATGAGATTGCTGATCCCAAAAGGATAGCTGTCGATGCTTTCCCACTGCTCGTTGAGCGCCGAGTAAATGAACAGCGCATTGTTGAGGTCCGCGCCATCCACCGGCGCCGCCAGGTAGTAACGGTTGTCGTGCCACAGGCCAACGGCGTTCTCAGCTCCATCGCTCGGAATGCGGGCGATCTGGTCGGCGATAGGGTCCGAAAGCGGCTTGGTGTCGCCGCGCAATTTGAGATCCAACCGCGCATCGAGGCGGTAGACGCCGGCATCCGAAAGGAAATAAATATACTGACCGGCCGTGGCGATGGACCGGCGGGCGCTGCAACCAATTTCATCCGTCAGCAAATCCAAACGCGAGACCAACCCGTCGCCGCTTGAGGGGTCGTAAGTCTGGTTCACGGTAGCCAGCCAGATGCTATTGCGCATGAAGATAAGGAAGCTGCCCTCCACCCATGGATGCACCGCCACGATGTAGTCGTTGCTCCCTTTGTTGGCGCGAAAGCTGGACCAGAACGGATCATAGACATCCGGCTCCAGCACGTCTGACAGCATCACTTGGTCGCGTCCGTCCGGCAGGACGAGGCGGTTGCCGATATAGCTGGCCCACGGCACCGAGCGCATCCGGCGATACGTTGCGCCCTCAGCCGGAACGCCACCCGGCGCCTTGACAAAAGGCGTTGTAATATCACCCGTCCAATACAGCGGCGGCTTGACCCTGCGCATCGTGCGCCCCGACGCCGCTGCCATGGCCGACGTTCCGCTGGGCACCGTGATGGTGAAGCTGTTCGTGCTAACGCTTACAATGTCGTATTCGTGGCCAGCGAAAGCAGCCACCGATCCGCCGTCCAGCCGCACCCGCAGCCCGGCCGAGTAGCCATGCCCCGTGCAATAGACCGTGGCCGTGGTGCCAGAGACACCGATCCCGCCCGCCGTCAGTTCCTTCGGACCCCAGCCCGCCACATTTTGGTCAGCTTCCCGCAGCAGATACATCCGGTCAAACGCCTGCACCATCGAGACCTTGTCAGTCGGCTCAATGATCTCGCCCTCCGGAAACGAAACAGGCTGCAAGTAATTGACCGCCACCAGCTCGTTACCCAACTCGTCGGTGATCGGATCGCCGGTGTGGTCAGTGATGAGGCTGGTCACTTCTCCAAGGCTGTTTGTGTCGTCGTAGACAAACGCCCCAGTTGCCGTAGCCAGCAGGACGTATTCCCTGTTGTTCAGTCCCGGCGAGCGATAAGCGCCGCTGGCAAAAACGCCATTAGGGTAATCAGTGAGGAGCCGCACGCCGTTCGTGCCGATTGCCAGCGTGAAATCCAACACCGTCTCCGAGGTCTCAATCGGATCAAATCGGAACGGCAACGTGACCGGAAAGTCCCCTGGCAGCAAATCATCCGCCAACCGCCGCGCCCCCTTGCGCGTCTTCGCCGTCCCGCGATCGAGGCGCATGTTCTCCGAGGACTGGAGCATGCCCGCCGGCAAGGCCACCGGATTCAATCGGCTGGCAAAGCCGACGAAACCTGCGTCTCCGTCGCGGGCGGTTGGGCTTTCGAGGGGCATTAGTTATTCCAAGGGAGAATCGTGGCTACGTCTTGTGCTGGTGCATTTGTTTTTTGCTCAACAAGTGATTCCAACTCGCCAACCCTTGCATTGCCCAAGGCCGCCTTTACCCATTCTATAACTTGCTGCTCCGTAATTTCGCTCAGTGGTATAAAATTGTTTGGATCAATTTCATCAACTCTCACATCGTTAGCGATGCTGCTTATTCCGTCGCTGACCAAAAACGACACAACAACAATAGTTCCTGCGTTCGGTGTGTTGCGTGTTGTTATTCCCGTGATCGACCAGTTCATTGTTCCTCCTTGCGCGGTTCGCGCTGCTTGTCGTATTGCTCGTTGTAGAGACGCTGTATCTCGCTGTTAATGTGGGCAACCACCGGCGCAGCAGCGCCATACGGAGTAGCCAGCAAAGCATCGTTAATCACGCGCAAGTGATCTTGGTTGAGCTTGATTATATATTCATTCATGGAGCGTAATAAGGAATTAGGTTCATTATGCCGCCGATTTCGACTTGAAGATATCCGTTGGGATTGGACGGCAGCACTTGTGCTGCTCCGGCTACGCCTCGCGTGCTTTGTGTGACGCCCGTGTTAAACGAGCATCTTCCACTCTGCTTGATTCCAAATATAGGATTGCCGTCTTTGTCTGCGTAGCTAATCCAAGCATTGGCCGAAACGGGTGTTCCTTGGCCAATAGCATTTATACAAATACGAGAAGTAACATGCTTGGCGACAATAGCCTCAGATGTGCTCGCGCTTGTTGCATCTATAAACAGTCCATAATCAACAACGCCGTCTGCTTGCAAATAAATGCCTGTAAGAAATTTCTGTGGCGACGATCCTTCGCGTCCAATTTCAATGCCAATAGAGCTATTGGCCGTTCCACCAGCTGCAACAGTGAGCGCAATAGGGTGCTGTTGAGTCGTTCCAATAGACCTGTCTGGCGGCAAATTGGATGAGGGTGCTGCGCCATGATTAAAACTGTCGATCTCATTGGTAACGCAGCCTGTGTTGGCGTATTGCCTTGCCTCGGCGTAGATGCCAAAGACAGCATTTCCTGCGTTGTCGTTGCGCCCATATCCCGTCACTCCTGTCGGAAAAGACAGCGTTGATGCGCTAAGTGTATTATGGGCAATACCAATGAAACTGTTGTTGTTTCCTTTAGAAAAAACCTTTAGAGAGCCGGTTCCAAACGCCGGATAAGTGTCTATCGGATTAGCGCCAGTGAACACGGCTCCCGTTGTCACCATGCGGCCAATTCCCGTGACGGCGGTATCTGTTTTGTAGGTTCCTTCTGGGAATACAACGACCTTGTTTGTATTGACGGCCGCTTGAATCGCTGCTGTGTCGTCAGCAACACCATCACCAACCGCGCCAAAGTCCTTGACGTTGACCACATCAGCAAAGCGAGCAGCAAGCGACCTTGCGTCCGTTGATCCGGTAGCCGTGACGATGGCGCTGCTGTTGAGCAGCTCGCTCGCCGTTGCCCGTTTGGTGATTCCGCCTTGACTGATGATTAGCTCGTCGGCGGCGTTGACGGTTGTGGCGTCGGTGAGTTGGGGAATTGTTTTGGCCATAAGGAGAAGTGGTTAGTGACGTGTGACGTGTGACGAGTTAGTTGAGTGCGGCTTTGAGCCGTGACTTAAAGCGGGCGGCGTCGCCGGGGGAGATGTCGGTTTTGCGGGTTGGGGCGACTTGTTGGTGGGTGAGGATGAGGTTCATCGGGATGTTCCACTTGCGCATGCGGGGGACGAGGTATTCTAGGGCGCTGTTCATGGCGGCTTCGCCGAGCGGGTCTTCGTAGGTGTTGCCTTCCCAGGCGACGCCGAGGGACCAGCTGTTGAGGTCGGGGCGGCCGTGCCAGTTGCTGCGGCCGGCGTGCCAGCAGCGGTCGGTGTCGCTTCCGAAGACGGTGCGGCGGCCGTCGCGGGCGATGAGGACGTGGTAGCTCACTTTAGCGGCGGGGTTGGTGATCCAGGCGCAGCTGCCGTGGTAGCTGCCGTCCGAGTGATGCAGGACGATGGCTTCCGGTTTGATGCGGTGGGTTTGTTTGTTCGGCGTGCTGAGACGGCGCTCGTCGTAGGTCGTCAGCGGTGGCTCGACGGTGAAGCTCGGCCTGGATACGGAGGCAAAGTTCGGCAAGGCCGGCGCTGGGGTAGCGGCGGATTTCTTGCCAAAGATTCTCTTGAGCCAGGTCCACATGGGTTATTTCGCGTAGCCTTTGGTCGGGGGATTGACGGTGACGGTGGCTTGTTGCTTCAAGAAGTCATACCCGACCGTGACGCAGCTGGTCATCGACAGGGCGATGACGGCTAGGGCTGAGACTTGGAGGCAGCGGCGGGTCCGGAGGCCCCGCCCTACCTGGTCGGCTTGCGGTTTCATCCTTCGTCTTAGAGCCGTGCCGAATTATCCTTCGCAACAATTAGTCCCCAGCCGGCGGTGATCGCGGCGAGGTGCATTGCCAGGTCGCCGACGGGCGTGCCTTCGAGGATGTTGCGGGCGACGGTCAGCACGCTGATGAGGATGGTGATGACTCCGAGGATGGTCGTTTTGATGTTACGCATGGTTTTGTTTCTCCTTATGATTTCCGGCGGTAGTCCCGGATGACTGAAAGTAGGGTGACGACGCCGATGGCCAGGCCGATGCCCAGGCCGGCGACGCGCAGGTAGACTTCGAGGGTCTGCATGAAGCTGACGGCGACGGTGCCGGTGGTGGCGACTGTGCCGAGCAGTCCCCTCTCCAATGTGCTAAGTGTGGAATGCTCGGCACTCATGGCTATTTGCGGTAGGCGATGACGCTGCCGGCGTGGAGCTTGATGGCGGTGAAGATGCCGTCGATGGTCGTGCCGGCCGGGATGGCGGTGGCGCTGCCGCTGGTCGCGTTGGCGATGCCGGTGGCGTTGCCGGTCAGGACTTCGAATTTGGTGGCGTTGTCCAGGCTGTCGATGCTGACGAATTCGCCGGTGACGGCGTTGGTGTCGGCGATGAGCAGGCTGCCGGACTGGCGGTTGGTTGTGCGGACGTTAGGATGCATGATTTTAGGAGTAGCGGGTTGCGGGTAACTGGTTGCTGGTTCAGAAGGTCTTTTGGTCTTTTAAGCTCTTGGTCTTTTGGTCTCTTGGGCGGCTCAGTAATAATTTATGCGAGCCGTCCAAGTGGTCGGTTGGTTTTGCTGGAAGTAAAATTTGTCGCGTTCGGTGATGAGTTCGGTCTCCGCTTTGCTTTCCATGAGGGTTGATTTGTCGAGCTGGCCGTCTTCTTCGAGGAGGCTGGCGGTGAGGAGGTAGCCGACGGCTTTGCTTAGGACAGCCGGGACGGTGGCGGAGAGGTTTGACGTTGAGTAGGTGTCGGGGCGGAGGCGGTATCTCACCCAGGCGGTGGTGGGGATTTCGGTGTCGTCGGGGAAGCGGATGCTGTCGCCCAAGAGGGTGTATTGCAGTTCGCGGGGCGCGGCGTGGGTGTTGGGGTTGTCGCGGTAGATGTTGAAGACTTCGCCCATGGCGGTTTCGCCACTCTGTTCGTAGTCGATATACCAACCTGTCGTGGCGTTGCCCTGGATGGTGCGGCTTTCGACGCGCATCAGCTCAGGCCAATCGGCCCACTCCCAGCAGTCCGATATGCGCTCGTTGGCGGCGGCGACCAACATTGTCCTTGCGCCGGTCGGGATCGAAGAGATGTCGCTGGCGTCGTTTCCGACACGTTGCCATGCGCGGAGGAGGATAGATTGGAGAGTTACAGTCCTCATTGTGCGTTTAGGTCAGCAACCGCCTCCGCACTCGCAACCTCGTAGCTGCACGGCGGCAAATCAAACGTGCGCGGAGTAGGATCAACGCTGGCAAGCAGCATCCCCTCCATCCACGTTTTAAGCGCAGTCATGTTGCTGCCAAGCGGCTTTCCTTCTTGCAAAAGCGCCATCTCAAACCGCTGGAGGGCGGAAACTTGCATGGGCGAGAAGTGGAGCGAAGTCCATGCTTCGGGCGAGTAGGTCGGCAAAGGCGCAGGCGTGCCCGCGACCCACTGACGCTCGACGCGATCTTCAAACCAGACAACATTTGGCTCCCATGCGCCGACTTCGGGCTTTGGGATTTTGACGAGCGGCACTACGGTTTCGCCCTCTGGCACATCGCGCCAGTTGCCTTCGTCATCGGTAAGAAGGCTGACGAGTTGATGTGACGGCACAAGGCCGACTGTGAACATTTGATTAGGTTCCATAAGCTACCTCCACGGCATCCACGCTTGCGACCCATCGCCATGTTTCGGATGCGATGCCTGTGACTTCGATCTTCAGCGCGTCATTGGTATCGTTGGCCGACAGCGCGATTGATGTGCCTGCGGCGTTGTCCGCGCCTACTGTAACCGCTCCATACACTTGACTCGTTGTGCCACCGACATTTTTGATAGCGTATTGACGAGCATAATGGGCAACTGCGCTTCCGTCAGACTTGACTCCTGTGATGTTGACGAGCATCGCCATTACTTTGCCAGATGGGATACTAAATCTTGTCGATCCACCTGCATAAAATAATTCGGTTGCGCTGGCATCCGTTGTTTTATTGCGAAGAACGCATAGAACACGTTGTGCATCTCCGCTGCTTGCAAATCTGCCAGACGCAATCGCCAGCATGACCGCGCGGTCTGCTACTGCCGCGTTGCCAATCGTGGCACTATACTCTTGAGATGCGGTTGAGTTGATGCCGCCAAGACAGATTGATGAAGTTCCGCTTGATGTGTTTTGCGCCCCAAAACAAACTGCTTGCGATCCAGAAGCAGTATTTCTGTAACCAGCTTGAAATGACCAAGCGCCAGATGCACATTGCGTGCTACTATTTCTATCAAATTGCAAATCTACCGCTCGGTTGCCGCGAGCGTTACCTCCTGTGGCTGTCCCATCGGGCTTTGGCCCAACAATAAATGAACCTTCGTTTTTTGGCGTTAGCACCAAAGCCGAGTTTGTCTGCCCACTGTGCTGATTGGTTATGGCGACATTGTTCTGCGTGGTTGTTGTTGCGTCATCAATGACGATGGCGCTGCTTTGGCTTGTGCTGCCCCCGCTACCATCAGCCCGCAAGATGGCGTTATCCACGCTGCCGCTGACCACGCCGCCCGATGCAGCCGCCCATTTCATCCCCGTGGCCTCTGCCGAGTCCACCGTCAGAACGTGGCCGTTTGTTGCGCCGACAGGCAAACGTGCCGCCGTATCCGCCGCCGAGGCAACGATCAGATCGCCTTTGGCGTCAAGGAGGGTTGCAGGAATGCCCGCGCTGACTGTCGAAGAAAGCTCGCCCGCCGACAGACTCAAGCCCGCGCCGATTTGGATTTCTTCGATGGCCCCTGTGCTCGCCGTCGTGCGGCCTAAAATTCTTGCGGTGGCTTGGGTGAGGCCGCTGGTGGTGATGGAGCCAGAGGCGGCTGCGCCGATGTTCGTTCTGGTAGTTGCTTGAGCCGCTGGAACATCTGGCGCTTGACCAAGACTAATCGGAAAACCTAATTCAAGTTCTGTCGATCCGCTGTCTATATAAAGTTTTCCGCCCGCAACACTAAAGGGGTTAGTGTTACAATCAACAACCAAGCCATCAACGTTAAGTGTTACAAACGTAGGCGCGTCCACTGTATTCAACGACTGATCAAAAATCTCATCAGCGCCATCGGGGAGGTGACTTGCGGCATGAAGATTCGGGTCGCGGTCATCCGACAACCGAACATCGTCGCCAGCGCAAAAGCTCCCTGCCGCCGTGCCGAAAGCCCCTGCCTCGATGACGCCATTTGTGCCTGTTTTTAAGGGGAGGTTTGCGGTGGTGCCGATTTTGCCGTCGTTGGTTAGGTTGCCGTGGGTGTGGGAGGCTGGGGCGGTTGTGGTCAGCGCGATGGTGCCGGAGGCATCCGGCACGGTCAGCGTGCGGGTGGTGCCGGTGGTGATGCCGGAGAGTTGAAAGGCTAAATTTTTGGAGCTGTCGCCGTTGTCATACAGGAGGAAGTTGGCGTCGTTGAAGACATCCGGCAGAATGCCGGCGTAGGTCCAGTCAGTTGCGCGTGTTCCGGTGGTGGCAACGCGAATGTAGATGCCCGCGGGCTTGCGGTTGATGAGCCAAGTGCCTTCGGGTTCGCGGACGAGGTAGGCGCTGTCTACGGCTGGCGGGTTGGCGGTGGGCAACGCGCTGAAGTTTTGCACCTCGCCGTCGATATAGGACGCGCCGCCGCCGCCGCCCGATCCTTTTTGATCGAACGTGCCGCTGAAGGGGTTAAACGTCCAAGGCATGGTAAAAGAGACTAAGAGACTAAAAGACTAAGAGCGGGTGACGGTGGCGAGGTCCGCGTCGTTGGTGGTCGGCGGGTTGGTCGTGTAGGAGAATGTCAGCGTGGCGACTGTTTGGCCTCCGCTGCCGCCTTCTTTGTAGGTCACGGTCTGGATGTTGTTGGTGCTGCCGTAATACGAGATGCTGAGATAGTCGTGCTGCGGGATGTTTAATCCGGCGACGTTCCTGACGTTAATGTTCGGGTGCATACGGTTAGGCGGCGGGTTGGGCGGTCATGCCGAGTTGCTGTTCCTGCTGCATCTTTTGGAGCGCGGGCTGGCTGCCGGTGCGGCCGATGACTGCGTTTTGCTGTTGTTGTAATTGGAATTGGAATGCCTGTGCGCGGGCGTCGATCATCTTGCGGAAGATTTCGTCTTGCTGGTAGCGTTGCTGGACGGCGGGATTCGACTGAATGATTTGCTGCAAGGTTTGCAGCCTTACCTGCGCGTTTTGGCCGCCTTCTTTGAGCGGGGGTTCGGTGCCTGCGGCGATTTTGGCGAAGGCGGTTTGCTCGTCTTCTTGCTCGGCGGCGGTGGCGGCGCCGATGTCTTTAATCAGAATCGTTGCAAGATTCGGATCGACCGCCTGGGCCATGACCTTGA